GTGACGATTTGACACATATTTATTTAATTAAGGTGCCAAATACTAAGCAAGTTGTTTCAATGCTTGAACCAACAGTCTATAATGGAAATTCAAATGATCCAACAATGCTTTCTTTATTAGCAGATGTTTATAATAGAGCAGACTGTGAGCAAATTGCACACTGGGCTGGTGCGGGACTTACAGAAGCAAAGAAAAAGAAATATCCATTTTCCTCTGCTACGGTCGCTACTGGAGATATCGGTTTAAATATTAAGCATTTCAATAAATGTATGGGAACAGACGGTCTTGGTAATCCTGCCGATCATCCTCATTTAGTTGTCGGTGATACCTTACCAAATGGGCCAGTAGCAAGCACCACAGACACGAGTACATCAGACGGTGGTGAAGCTGGCGGAGATGGCGGAAATGGTGGGGTCTCTGAAGAGTTGTCTTTAGACGAAGCTTCAAGTTTATCAGATTATGATAAAGTCAGAATGTGCGATACCGGTGCGCGTGTTACTAATGTTGGAGCTGCAAGCACAGAAAAATTACAAAGATATTATAAAATTGCTGTAGATAATAATTTCAAAAATGCCGCAAGAATTTATGAAGATGAATTAGTTGGCCGTGGAGCAATGGTATCTAGATTGCCAGTAAACTTACCATCGCAATTATTAATGGCTAGCGATTTTACTACTGCAGATGTTAAGCTTGTTGCAGACAATACAAATAATGCACAAGCAATATTTGATACTATTTCGGCTAACAACAGTAATGATAGATGCAAAAAATTAATAGTATTTATCTTAATTGCTCTATGGGCTAAAGAAAAAGTTCTTGCTGCTGAATTAAAGGATATTCTATTAAATAAATTTAGAGTATCATTGGTTGAATTAAAAAATATTCTAAAAACCTACTTAGATGATGTCGGTATTACTGCAAGATTAAACTCTGTAGTATATGCTTCTGGTATATTTGTTGAAAGCTTGAAAGAAGCTACAAATTTAACTGAAGATAAGATTTGGGCTGAGAGAGTCGGCGATTATTATGAATTGCCATCTGAGCTTAAAATATTGCCAAAGCAAAAAGTAGAAGATTTCGTCTCTGCTTTAGAGCCAGAAGAATACTTTAATGTCGGCTATGTTACACCTATTTATTTCTATCGCGAACTTGACGATAAGTTTACTTTATTAAAAGCTACTCAATTAGAGGGCTATACCGGTATGGACTATCGTGATGCAGCTGGTGCAGAGGTAGCAGACCATGGTGATAGAGTTGCACGTGCAAAAGCACAAATCGCGGCAAATCCAAATGGCGCTCATGGACATATGCTAAACCGCGAAGGAGATAAATTCAGCGCAGAATATACTAAAACAAATAAGTTAGTTAGAAAGAGAGATGCTATTGGCACAGAGCTTGAAACTAATGAAGTTGATGAAAAAGGCGATACAATTGTAACTAATACAATATTAAATAGAATCTTATTCTATCCAAAAGTAGGCTCAAAGCCAAAAGTAGTTTATTACCTAGATGTTAAAGCCGGTAAAGGCTTTGAAAAAGTCGACCGTAAGTTCTTAGTTGATATTCTTTATAAGAAAGTCCAAGAATTAGCTTTTGCTAAAGACAACGGCATTAAGCCTGAGGATAGAAAAATAGTTCAAAAATGGGGCTTCAAAGACATTATTGATTTTGCTCAACAATATCCAGGCATGTCAATTGCAGATTATAAGAATGCCTTAAAAATGAATATTGACCCAAAATTATATTTACAAATGTTCCCATTTAATAGACGTTGGACTATGAAAGACTTTACTGAGAAGGTTCAAAAAACTATTGCTTCCGATGCTTCTACTATTGCTGATGCATCACTAGATGCCGTTAGCGGATATGATTTTAACTTCAATACTGAAGCAAAACCACAAGTAAGAGCTTTATATACAAATCAAGTTTATTATCTTGAAAAACCAGGAGAAAAACTTGGAACAGAATTGCATGAAGGTCTTACAGAAGGACTTAGATTTGATCCTGATGCTTTTGAAGACATTGTTTTAGATAGCAAGGTCAGAGACTGGTATGCTGGAAATAATCCATATGAATTCCAATTAGAAGATATCCCAGAAGATTTAACTTGGAAAGAAGTTATTGATGCTATTAATGAAGGTAAATATGATGATGTAAAAACTCCGCCTGATACCGAACCAAGAGAAAATATTTGGAAAAAAGGTTGCCAAATCTACTATGCTAAATATGGTAAACTTCCAGAAAAAGATTTAGATGCTCAAAGTTATCTTACTAAGTTAATCGATGATAAAGAAACTTATGATAATGTAGTCAATGACGAATATTTAGTTGACTATGAATCAAAAGCTCCTGGTATGGCAGAGGCCCTAATTGAAGAAGCTGTTAAATTAGATGAAGCAAAACGCTATGTTAAACGTTATTATATTAGACCACAAAATATCTTCTGTTCAAATAAAGAAGAAATTTTAAAAGCACTTGTTCAAGTTGGTGACGATAACTGCTCAGTTTATTCACTAAAGAGCTTAGCTGACCATGACGATGTTCATCTATTAAAGCCAAGTGATATTATTTATTACTATGATGATGGCATCCTATATGATAAAAACCATGTCAAGGTTATGGACTATGACCTATTTGTCAAACATGAAGAAGAGCGTAAAAAATTTGGTAATATTGATGCTGTATCTGATTCAACTTTCGAGGATGAATATGATGACAGATTAACAGATGCTGACTTAAAAGATAAAGAAATTAAAGTTCGTAAACCAACCCACGAGTCAGTTTTAAAGGAGTCAAAAATGACATATACATATACAAAAGAAACATTTAAAGCTGCATTAGATGCCGGCGAAATATTCTATGACCTCGGTGCAAATGGCGAGGTACGTGGAGGAGAAAGACGAATTTTCTCAGATGGCGGATATTTTGGCTCTCGTGATTTCACTGTATACTTTGATAAAGATGATGGAAAATACCATGTAGATGAGATCGAATACAGCAATGATGGTGATCAAGAATTTGGTGATGAAGTCGTATTCGATGATTTCGAAGAATTCTATGATTATATAAAAAACAATATCTTAAATGCTGATGACTATCTTATCTTAGAAGACATGCACGAAGAGGCATTTAATTTAAAATTTGAGTCTATTAATGTATTCGGCGAAGTCTTAAATGAAGGTAAGGATGACAAGTTTACATGCTGCATTTGTGGCGAAGAGTCTGTTGGCTATGGCAATAATCCAGAACCATATAAGCATGAAGGCAAATGCTGTGATGCTTGTAACAGAAAATTCGTTATTCCTGCAAGATTAGCTGCTAATATCGAAGCTATGGTCGGCGAAGACGACGAAGATTAATTAAAGAGGTGCGTTTATGCTAGAAGCTGTAGAGAAACATAATACATTAAATCAAAAGCTTTTTAGCGGTATGGATTTAAAAAGCGAGGTTCGTAAAAAGATTCAAGAAGTTGTCAACGAATTCTTAAGAATCCTAGCTGAAGATGAAATTCTCTTAAAAGTCAGAGACGTTATTTTAACTGGTTCAAATGCAAGTTATAACTATACTGATACAAGCGATATTGATGTTCATATCTTAGCTGATACAAAATCTTTAGATGACCCAAAAAAGCTTTATACAAAATTATATAATGCTTATCGCAGAATTTTCGAAAGCAAATATGATATTACATTCTATGGCATTCCTGTAGAGCTTTATGTCGAAACTGAAGACAATCCGGTAGTAAGCAATGGCATTTATTCAATTATGTATGACCAATGGATTAAAAAACCCGTTGATGCCGTTATTCCGGCTATTGACCAAAAAGTTATTGATGAAGCAGCTCAACCATGGATAGAGGAAGCAAATAGTCTTATAGCTAGAGCTGAAGATGAGGAAAACCCAACTACTGAACAAGAAATTGATAATTATATTACTAAACTTTATGAGTTCCGTCAAACAGGAATCTATCATACAGCCGGTAGTGAATTCTCAACAGAAAATTTAGTTTTTAAAGAAGTTAGAAGTGCTGGCTTATTAGATGAGCTTAAAAAATTAAAAAATAAAATAATCGAAAAAAGCTTGTCACTAGAGTCTTTAAAAGAAGATGAAAATACTAGATTTTATCTAACAGAACCAGAACGTAGAGATTATCAAGTTAAGATTGCACAACTCACTCATAATCAGCCTATCATTCAAAGAAATGGTATATTTGAAATATATAATGTCAAAGAAGCTGATGTTGATTATATTATAACTATATTAAAACGTGAGCCTTGAATAGAATATATCCAAAAGTCTGCAGAAAGATATGATTTTAGTAAATTATCTTATTCCGGACTTCCTGCAAGATATTTTAAAGTCTTAGGCAAAATTCGCATTGACTAATAAAAACTTAAAGAAATAAACCCGAAATATTCGGGTTTTTCTTTTTTATATATAAATTTAATAAATATATTTGCTAAATTATACGATGATTAGTTTGAGAGAGGTACAAAGGCATGTATATTAAGTTAAATAAAAAAGAACGCGATCAATTATTGACTGAAGCCTTTTTAGCTGAAGATACTAGAACTATGCTTGTATCTAAGTCAAGAAATGCCGGAGCCTATGAGCAAAATATTCGTGGCAAAAATAGATTTGAAAGAAAAAAGTGGTCTTCGATAGCTAAAACCGTTAAGCAGTATAATCAAATTGATATGAACAAATTTTTTAAAGAAGACATGCTTATTGTTAATATTCCAGTTGTAGGCGAAACAGATAGCTATACCGTAACGGTAAGAATTGATGGTATTGTTGCAGAAATCGCTAAGAATATTAAAAATAATAAAAATCAATTTGAATATAGAACAGTAGTTCAGGCATTAACTAAGATGTTCAATACTGCAAACATATATGTAAAATGCACTTGTGCCGATTATAAATATAGATTTGCTCATTGGAATATTGTTAATAATGTTTCAGTAGATGATACAGCAAATGACCCAGGACCTGGAAAGGGTATTAGAAATCCAAATGACGATATGGGGAGAGGTTGCAAACATATCTTATTGGTATTGGCAAATGGAGATTGGGTATTAAAAGTTGCTTCTGTTATCAATAACTATGTTCATTATGCAGAAGAACATTTACAAAAACCTTTCTTAAAAGTTATTTTTCCAAAATTATATGGTATTGAAGCAGATGAGATGGTTGAAAAAGACTTAGTAGATAGCGATAAATATCTAGACTCTTCTACTGGCTTAATCGATGCTATTAATGAATATGGCAAAAATAGAGGAAAATACCAAAAAGGTTCAAATAAGAACCCAATTACAGGTACTGGTGGCAGAACTAAAAAAGAAGCTTCTGATGAAGACTCAAAAGAAAAGTCTGCAAAATCTCAACAAAAATCAGAAGACTCTGACGAAAATTAAAGTTTAATTAAATATTGTATAATATAAAGGACTGGTTTATGTATGACAGAAAATAAAACAAACAACATAACTAAGCCTGCGTCAACAATAGATCTTAAAGATTATGCGAAATATCTAGAGGGCCTTACGGAACAAGAAAGAGCCGCTGCGATAAGTATTCTAACAGAATATTCTAAAAATGGATATTCTACATTAATGGACGACTTAAAATACGCGGACTTCGAAGAAATCCCGGTAGATATAGATACATTCTTAGATAGTGATGACTATCTTGGGCAAGGTCTTTGAGAAAGAGATTCCGTAACGGGAGAACGTAGGTGTACGTTATTCCCTTATTGGCGTGAAACACTTAAAAAGTTATTTCCAAATAATTTAACGACTAGCTACAATACGCTTGTATTGACAGGTGCTATTGGTCTTGGTAAAACTTTAATGGGATGTTTAGCTATGCTATACTTACTATATCGTATGTTATGCCTTAAAGACCCTTATGCATATTATGGCATGATGCCTTCTGACAAGATAACATTCTCAATGTTAAATATTACGTTAGAAACAGCACAAGGTGTTGGCTGGGATAAAATACAACAACTATTGCAAGGTTCACCATGGTTTATGAATCATGGAGCAGTAAATGCTTCAAGAACAAATCCGCAATGACAACCAGATAAGCATATTGAGTTGATCTTTGGTTCTAATAATAACCATATCGTAGGTCGTGCGTTATTCTGCAATCTTACAGATGAAGTTAACTTTGGCATTGGTAATGATGTCGAAAAGAAAAAACAAAGACAAAAGAAAATGATTGCCCAAATTGATGCTCGTATGCGATCAAGATTTTTAAAGGGCACATATTTGCCTACATTAAATATAATCATTTCTTCTAAGGATACTGAACAAGCATTCTTAGATAGTTATATAAATACTAAAAAACAGAATGAATCTAAAACGACATTAATCATTGATGAGCCACAATGGATAGTTCGTCCAGACAAAGGAACACCTAATGACCCTGGCGCATTCTATGTCGCTATCGGCGGTAAATTCTTAGCACATGAGCTATTACCGCTAAATGCCGATGATGATTTAATCGAAGCTATGCGTGAAAAAGGCTATTATATGCTCAAAGTACCGCCAGGATTTAGAGAAGCCTTTGAAGATAACTTAGAGCAAGCTTTAATGGATATCGCAGGTTATTCTACTTCAAGCGCAACTAAATACATCTCTGGTGTCAGACTTAATCAAACTAAGACAGAGGAATATAAAAACCCATTTACAAAAGACGTAATTGAGGTTGGTGATTCTGAAGAAGACCATCTACAATATGCGAATTTCTTCGATTTATCAAGAGTAAATCCAACGGATATGGCAAGACCGTTATTCATTCACTTAGACATGTCTACCGGTGGCGGAGGCAAAGGCGACAAAACAGGTATTGCAGGCGTATGGATTACAGGTAAAAAACCAACTGTTGAGGGTGATGATAATTCTCGTGAACTTCAATATAAACTAGCATTTTCTGTCTCAATCAAAGCACCAAAAGGTTATTATATAAGTTTCACTAAAAATAAGAACTTCATTCGTTGGCTTCGTGATAGAGGCTTTGCGATTAAGGGTATTTCAAGCGATACCTTCCAATCTGCTCCTGTATTACAAGATTTAAGAGGTGAAGGATTCAAAACTGAAATCATATCAGTTGACCGTGTAGACCAAAAAACAAAAACATGTCTACCGTATCACAATTTTAAATCAGCCATCTATGACAGACGTATTAAAATATATAAAAAATGCGACCAATTAACAGATGAATTAATTGGTCTTGAAAGAAAAGGTGACGGTCATATCGACCATACGCCAGACGGAATCAACTCAAAAGACCAAGCTGACGCCGTGTGTGGTGCAATGTGGTTAGCCAATAAATATGCTGAAGAATATTCTTATAATTATGGTGACAATTTAGATGCAACATTAACTATAAGTATGGATTCAGATAATCATAAAAAAAC